CCGGTCTTGCCGCCAAAGTCCTCCGCCGCCCCCGAAACCGCCGCCTCGGCCAGCGCGATCGCCCCCCCGCCATTCTGCGCGTACAGATTCAGCGCCGTACCATCGGCATCGCAACTCATCGGAAACACGGTCTGAAACTTCTCCAACGTCGCCTTGTAAGTCCCCTCGCAGGCATAGCCATCGACCCCCGGCAAGGCCACGGCGGCATTCACCGCTTGCGGCAACCCGTCGAACAGCGGCTCCAACGTCAACGCCCCGCTATCGGCAAACACCTCGAAGGTCAGCGCCGGGATCCGGTTGCCAAAGTTGCTCAGGTCCAGATCCTCGAACACCACATAGGAGATCCCGCGAAACGCCGGGCATAAGCTGGCCCCCTCGGCGGAGGCGATCACCGAGTCCTGCGGCTGCGCATGGCTGCCGTCATAGAACCGCATCGTCCCGCTGACTTTCATGTCGCCGGCGGCCCCGCGCAACAGGTACCCGTCGGCCCAGATCCGCCCCACACTGGCCAGCGCCCGGCTCGACAACGCCACCGCAAACGAAACGGTATAGCTATACGTCGTCACCGAGGGGCTCATTTTCCCCCCCTGCGAATTCTTGTGCTCAACCAGATCAGTGGCCCAGATGATCGACCCCGCCACCCGCATCCGCCCGAAATGCCGGGGAATGCCCGACCCATAGCTCGAGGTCGTCACGGTCAGGTCGTTCAGCCTGGGCCCCTGCACCGATCCGCCGAACAGGCTGTTGTCGACCTGCTCGCCGGCCATCGCGCCGATCGCACCCCCCAGCGGCCCGGCCACGATTGTGCCGAGTGTTGCGAAAACCAGCGTTGCCATCGATCACTCTCCGTTCAGACGCCACCGCGCCCGCAAGTCCCACGCCACGGGCAAGGCCCCGCGCACCACCCGTCGCAACCCGGCATGGGCATGGACGATGCCGCCGCCGCTGTCGGCCACCGCCAGATGAAACTGCGCCGGCCCCAGCGCGAACAACATCACGTCCCCCGGCCGCCCCGGCCCTGCGGCCGGCACCAGCCCGCAAGCCGCCGCCCCGCCCAGCAACCCCTCCACCGAGCGCATCTTCATCGCATAGCCCACCGGCACCGCCGCGCCGCGCCCGATCCCGGCCAAAGCCGCGCCGACCACCCCCACGCAATCCAGCCCCGTCGCCACATCGCGCCCGTGCAGCCGGAACGGCACCCCCACCAGCGCCTCGGCGGCCAAAGCCAGCCGCACCCCGGCATCACGCCACGCCATAGCGCACGATCATGTCGTTCCCCGGCAGGAACGGCTCGCCCTGAAAGTTGATCGCATTGCCAAACCGCGTCGAACACGTCGCCAAAGTATGGTCACACCCCTCGGTCACCACCACGGCGGTGCCCACCGGGATCGCCAGATCCACCGGCTGCCCCAACACCAATGCCCCACCGTTCAGCCCGGTCACCGTCATCGCGATCCCGGCATAGGGCCCGCCCAGCCAGCGCACAGTCCCCGCCACCAACGCCGAAGCCGCCGGCCCCCCACTCAAGGTCACCGCATTCCCGCCCAGATCCTGCGCCGCCACCATGGCCCCATGGGTAAACCGCGCCACCGAAAGTCCACACCCCAACCCGCAAAACCCCGCCCGACACGTCGGGCTGGTCTTGGGCACCGGATCGATCAACAAGTCCCGCTTCCGGGATTGCAGATCGGCGGTGAACTCCACTCCGCTGTCGCTCACCGCCCCGATCGTCCCGCTGTAAACCGCCTGAAACTCCAGCGTCGCCCAATCCACCAGCCCGATCGCCACGACAGCCCCGTCATACCGCCCCGCCACCAGGTCACACGCCCGGATCATGTCTGACGAGATCGCCCCCTGCACCTCGGCGCTATCGGCATCGAACCCCGCCGACCGACGCACGGCCGAAGGCACCATCCCTGGCGAAGCACTGTGCCACACCCCATCGAACCACAGATCGGCATCATGCGTGGTGAACCCCAGGGTCACCCCATCGGTCCGCGCCACCCGCCAATATGTCGCGACCGTTTCCAGATCGCCCGCAAACCACACCCGGCTCATGACGCCTCCCGGATCTCGACGACAGGCACGCTCGGCGCCTCCCCGGCGGCAAAGGTCGCCCCGGTAATCTGCAAGGAATCGCTCTCGAACCGCACCGGCACATCGAACAGGAACCCGGCGGTCACCACCGCCCCCGCCGCCGGCGCCACCGCAAACGACACGACGCCCCCCGTACCCAGCGTCCACCCGCTGCCAACCGCCACGCCATTCACCGCCACCAGCAAACTCGCCGCCTGAGGCCGCGTAATCGGCCGCACCTGTGCGTCGTCTCCGCTCGCGCCATAGCTCTTGACCAACTGAAACGCTGAAGTCGTCCCGTCCCCGCCACCAATCACCTGATCGGTCGCCCCCGGCACCCCGGTCATCCCGGCCGAACTGAAGTCGGTCGGATCGGTCAGCAGAAACCCCCGCGCCGCGCCCCGTCGCGCCCGAAAAAAGGCGATCAACGTGCCAATATCGGTATCGCTCCGCACCCCGGGCCCCACGTCAAACCGCAACAGCGCATTGCCCCACAAACTGTTGCGCCGCTCAAACCCCGATGCGGTCACGATGATCGCCGTCGAGAATTCGGGCGCCACCCGCGTATCCAGCGCCAGCGCCAGCGGAAAATAGACCTCGTCAACCGCCTGCATCTCGCTGTCCTCCCACCCCGGATTGCGCGTGTACCCATCGCGACAGACCTCGGGCGCCGCCCAGATGAACACCTCGTGGGCGCCCCGCGCCAAAGCCTGATCGGCCCCGGCATCGATCGCGCACCACTGGTCGGTCGAACTGCCCGCCGCCACAAATCCGGCGAAATAGTCCTGCGCCGCCGCCGGATAGCCCAACCGCGCATCCACCGTCGCATAGCCCGCTGCCCGCAAGGCATCCCGCCCCCCGGTCAGCCACTCATAATCCTCCACCTGCAACCGATCGAAAGCAGGTGCCGCCCACCCCACCGGCACGTTCGCGCGGCAAGCATCCGGCATCGTCGGATCCAAAACCGTCGGCAAATAGGCCAACAGCAAGCATTCCGCCCCCCCCGTCCCCGCCGCCGCCCGCACGGCAGCAACGATCCCCGCCGTCGCCCCCGCCAACAAGGCCCCCGCCGCATCCAGCAACGCCTGCTGCTGCGCGGTCAAAGCCGCCCGCAACGTCGGGATCTCCACCGGGCTCCCGCCCAGGGCCGCCCGCGCCGCCGCATCGTAAATGCAGATCTCGCCGTCCCCGGTGACCCACCACCAGGGCTCGCCCACCTGCACCCGCACCGCCACCCCGGCCGCCAGCATCAACCCGACAAACGCCGAGGCCACCCCCTGCAACCACCCCATCGCCGCCGCACGCGCCGGCGAGAGCAAAGTCGAAGGCGGCACCCACCCGGTCAACGCCGGCGCGCCAGCAAACGTCTGCTGCCCCCACCCGGCCGGGCAATACTGCGCCAACACCTCGAACGAGATCGACATCACCGGCGACAACCCCGCCCCCGCACAGGCGCGCAAAAACGCAGCATGCCAAGCCACCGCCGGCACATTCAGCACCGCCCCGGACGGCTGCACGACAAACCCGCCACTCGCCGCCACCAAACCAAAATGGTGGCTCATCCCCACATAATGAACCAGTGACCCGCGATAGCCCAGTTGCACCGCCGTCCGCACCAGCCGCGCCGGCGTCTGCGTGCCGCTGTCATCGAAATCGCTGGTCATCGCCAACCCATGCGGCGGCACCCACACATCGCCGATCCGCAACATGGCATTGTCGCCCGAACAGACGATCGCGGACATCTCCGCCCACCCGTCCACCGGCCCCGCCAATGCGGCCGAAGACCCGCCGACATACCCCGCCGGCACCAACGAAATGAACATCTCGGAGATCGCCGCCGGCCACACCGGATCGTCGCCGTCCCCCAACGCCCACCCCCCGGCCAAAGCGGAAAACGGCAACGTCACCACCGCATCGGTCGGCGTGCCGCTGGCATAGTTCCACAACCGCACATACCAGGTATGCGCCGCCCCGGTGCTATCCAAGCCATTGATCGTCAACGTCGGCCCATTCACCTGGTCCAACGCGACCACGCCGCCCGACTGCCAGCGGAACGACAACGTCGCCCCCGAATAATCCAGCAACGTCTCATAGGCGAGCAACGGATGGTCCAGCGTATCCGCACTGGCCCAGATCAGCCCGCACAGATCCCCCTGGGTCATGAACGTCGCATCCACGCGCAAGGCGTCGGGCGCGGTGGTCGTCACCGCCGCCACCATCGGGCGCGGAAAGTTCACGGTCCAGAACCGCGGATCGAACCGCTGGATCCAGCTATAGTCCTGCCCGTCACGCGCCTTCGCGAGCCAGAATGCCATCACATCGCTCCCGTTTGGTCGCCACTATTCCGCAACAGCCGGCACCATCACATCCGTCGTCAGTAAGGCCCGATCGCCCGCCGCACCGCGCTGGCAATCTGCCGGCTGGATCGCTGCAACGATTGCGGCACATTGCTGCCGGCGGGCGCGGCGATGCTGATCGAAACCTGCACAGTGCGCCCCGCTGGCGCACCCACCGCCTGCCCCCCGGTCACGCCCAGAGGCTCCATCGTGCCGTCGACCAACGGCCCGCTCACCACCGGCCCATCGCCTCCCGGATCATTCGCCATCATCGCGCTCCCCAAATTGCCTGTGATCGCAGCGGGCAAAAAACCGGCGCCCACTTGTTTGCCCGACGCCCGCAGTCACGCCCACACCACCGCGCCGGAACTCTCAAGCTGCATGGTGTAAGTCCGCTCGCCATCGTAATCCCCGGCATAGGCCAGCTTCTGCACCAGGAATCCCCCGGTCAGCGTGTGCCCATCCTCAAAGCTCAACTGATACGCGGCGATCGTCCCCGACAGCGCATTGGCAAAGATCGCCGCCTCGGCGTCGCTGCCCATGAACACCCCGGTCGCCGCCACCGCGATCGATCGCGCCCCACCGCCGTTCAGCAATGTCCGCCAGCCACCACTGCCCAGGTTGGTCACCACCACGGCCTGCCCCGCGACCGAGATCTGCGTCGTCCGCAACCCCGCCACGGTGTCAAACGCCGCCGGCACCGCCCCATTGGAAATCTTCAGCAGAAACGCTGCCCCCGTCTGCGCGACCATGCCATCCCCTCCGCCCAAATCTCAAACCGCCAACACCCGAAAGCGATAGGTCAGCACCATGCCGCGCACCGTCGGTCCCGCCTGCGCCACGCTGCTCTTCACGAACCGCACGCTCACCACGCGAAACCCCGCCTGCGCCGCCGGCATCGCCTGCACGGCACTGTCCACCGCCACCGCCAAAGCCGCCGCATCTCCCGGCACCTCACCGCGACACTGCAACTGCAAAGCCAAGCGCACCTCGGCCCCGGTCTCGGTCTTGGTGCTCCAATCGACGGCAGAACTGCTCACCACCGCCAGCCACGGCAAAGTCGGCCGCGCCGGCTTCTCCTCGCTGACACAGCTCAACAACCCCGCCAGCCCCGGCGCCCCGTCCAGCCAAGCGAGCAAAGCCCCGCGCACCAGCGTCTCCATGCCCAGCCCCCCGCTCATGCCAGCCGCACCCGCCGCCAGGGCATCCACAACGCCGTCACCGAGGCCGGCGGCACCGTCCCGCTCGCCACCGAAGCACTGCTCTGAAACAGGTTCCCCGCGAGGCACACGATCCCCTGCCGGATCGGCCCCGGCAAAGCGTCCCACGTCGGCGCCAACCCGGCGGTAAAGCTGACGACGCATCGCCCAAACCCGGCGTCACCCTGCACCCGCACGGCACACCCGCCCTCGGCATCGATCCGCACGGCAAAGGTCCCGGCGGCCAAAGCCGTCCGCGTCCCATCCACCGCCACGCCCGCAACACCGCTCACCGCCAGAACAGGCCGCGTCACCAGCGCCTGCCACCCCGGCGCCGCGCGCCCATCGCGCGCCCAGGGCGCCGCCCCCCAGGGCCACTCGGCCAAAGCCGGCACCCCCGGCGGCAAAGGCGCGCGCCCGGTCGCAGCCGGCAAAGCCAACATCTCCTCGCAGCCGCACGCAATCGGCACCAAGCCAATGAAATCGGCGCAAATATCGGTCGCCGTCGCCAACAGCGCAGCCAAAGCCGCATCGTTCACGCCCGAGGCGATCCCCAGCCAGTCCTTCAATTCGGACAGTGCGTCCGGCGGCAGCACCGCCGGGTTCACGATAACCCGCATCATGGCGGTCTCCAGATGAAAAGGCCCGATCGGGCGTCCGTCGAAAAGGGGCACCCGCCGCCAAAACGGCGGGCGCCAGTCCCCGGCCGGGGGAAGAAAGGGGAGAACCCCCGGCCGGGTCGTCAGGCACCGGAGCCGTCACCGGCCCCGCCGCCCTCAGCTTGCCGCGATGGTCATCAGCTTGATGGCATTGCTGTCCAGCACCTGCCCGCCCACGCGCTTGGTCGCATAGAACGAGACAAACGGCTTGTTCGAGAACGGATCGCGCAGGATGCGCGTGCCGGTGCGCTCGGTGATCAGATAGCCCGCCTCAAAGTTGCCAAAGGCGATGGGGCTGGCCCCGGCGGCGACATTGGGCATGTCGGCGGCCTCGACCACCGCATAGCCCAGCAGACGATCGGGCGCCTTGTCCATGATCCCCGGCTGCCACAGATAGTCGCCCACGGTATCCTTCAGCTTGCGAATGCTCGCCAGCGTCGAGGCATTCATCACCCACACCGCATTCTGCCGGTGCGAGGGATGCAGCGCCATCACCATGTCGATCAGATGCAGATCGGGCGAGGAATCAAACCCCGCAGCACTGCCCGAAGGCACATACTGCACCGTGCCGAACGGACGGCTGCCATCCGCCGCCGCACTCGTCGCCACGTTCAACAGGCCCGAGGGCTGGTTGGTCCCCGTGCCATTGACGAAAGCCGCACCCTCGGCCCGCGCAAACTCCTGCGCGATCTCATTGGCCAGCCACGCCTCCAGATCGAACACCGAGTCATCCAGCATCGCCTGCGTCGCCGAAGGGTTGGCATAAAGCTCACCATGCGGCGGGATGATCTCGGCAAAGGTCGGCTCGTTGGTCTCCCCCCGCGCGCCCGTCTCGCTCACCCAACCCGAAGCGGTGCCGCCCAGGCTGATCAGCTTGCGATAGTCCGAGGTGCTCGTCTGCACCACCTGCGCGATCCGGCGGATCGGGCTGATGCGCAGCAACACTTCGGACACCCGCTTGTCCAGCTCGGTCGGCACCAGATAGCCGCCCTGCGAAGGCGACAGTTCGTTGATCGACTTCAACTCGCTCTCACGCCCCGCCCGCAGATAGCCATCCACAAAGCCCTTCATCTCCACCCCGCGCCCAGCGCCACCCAACATGGGCCGCTGCGGCGCGCGGGCAATCCGCTCGATCCGGCTCTTGATCTCGTCAAACTCACCACGCAGCGCCCCGATCGCGCTGTCGACAGCATCCTGCCGCGCCACAATGTCAAACGACGCCTCAAGGCCACCGTTGTCGTGCTCATTCTCCATGGGGTCTTCACCTTTCACCGAAAAGACCGCCCCCAAAGGCGGCCGACAAAAAGACTTGATAAGAAAAGGATAGATGCGAGGGGCGCCCTGTGTGCCGATTTCTCGAGAGAAATCGGTTGGCCCCTCGCGCTCCCATGACTTGTCCACGTCACGCCCAGCCCGCAGCCAAGCGCCAGATTGCGAGCGGGCAGGGAGCTACCATCGCCACCAAGCGCCCGCGGCGAAGCCGCAATATTTGAAAGCCGCTTCGCGGCATGGCCCAACGCCGCCAATCAAGCGCAACGCAGACAGGAACGGGGAGCGCGAGGGGTTTGCCCCTCGCATCCACCTTTTCTAAAACTAAAACCTATTCAACCATATGCACCCGCGCCCCATGCTGCATGGGATGCGTCACCAGGCTGACCTCAAACAGATCGACATCGCGCAACTCGCGCCCCTCGGCATCGCGGCTAAAGTCCCGCGCCCGATACCCAAACGACAGCCCCGTGACCTTCCCGGCCTTCAAAGCCGCCGCCGCGCCCCCCTTGGCGTTGTCCAGAGTCGCGACCACCGCCAACCCGCGATCGTCCTCAGCGGCGGTCTCGATCCACCCGATCCGCACATCGGGCCGATGCTGCCAAAACAACGGCAACCGCACCTTCTCCGCCAGACTGCGCGAAAAAGCCCCCCGCCGGATCACATCGCGCCCCGCATCGCGCCGATCAAACAACGCCGCATAGCCCGCAAACCGCAACGCCGCGCTCACCGCAGCACCCCCGACCGCCACGCCAGCCCCAGCATCACCAGCGCCAGCACCCCGCGCACCGCCCAGCCCACCACCACGCGCCACGCTGACCGTTTGGCATCGCGCCAGGCCCGCACCAACTCGCGCAGTTGCGCCAGATCATCGCTGGCCCCCGGCTCGCCGAGGCCCATCCGCGCCAAAGTCCGCGCCGCGCCCAGTTCGCTCGCCTCCTCGACAATCGCGCGCAACGTCACCAGATCCGCGCCCTGGTCAGACCCCTGCGCGATCAGCCGCGCCAGCATGTCCTCGCGCATCACAGCCCGTCATCCGCACCACGCGCCGCCACCGCGCCCTCGTCGGCCAACACCGCATCCGCACCCGCCGCACCGCGCGCCGGCAACCCCAACATCGCCCGCTTCTCGTCCTCATCCAGAAACGTCGCGGCATTGACCTGCTGCCACAAAGCCTGCCGATCCTCGGCCAAAGCCGGCACATGATCCAGATCGATGGCCAAGGCCCCTTCCGGAAACCACGCCGCCAACCCCTCGACCAACGCGCCGAAAATCTTCGAAGCCATCGGCAAAATCGTCAGCCGCCACAGCGCCCGATTGGCCTCGCGATAATTGCTGTACGTCGCATCCCCCGGCAGCCCCAACAGCACCGGCGGCACACCAAACGCCAAAGCAATATCCCGCGCCGCCGCCGCTTTCAGCGCCGCAAAATCCATATCCGTCGGGCTCAGCGACAATGACTGCCACTTCAACCCGCCCTCCAGCAGCAAAGGCCGCCCGGCATTCATCGCCCCGGAAAACGCCCCCGCCAACTCGTCCTTCAACCGCGCGAACTGCTCGGGCGAGAGCCCCCCCGCACCCCCCGCATCATAGATCAACGCCCCCGAAGGCCGCGCCGCATTCTCCAACAGCGTCCGGTTCCACGCCGACGCCGCATTATGCACCGCAATCGCCATGTCGGCGGGGCTCAAACACCCGGCGCCATACAAATCATCCCCCGGATGAAACCCCCGCACATGGATCACATTCGGCGAGGCATCCCCATCCAGCAAAGGCAGGTTCAACACCTGATCCCCCACCCGATAGGCCAAAGCCACCGGCCAGCCATCCCCCCCGGCAACCATCGAGACCCGCTCGGGCCGCAAAGCAAACAGCTCCACCGGCACCCCCTCGGCGTCCTTCAACACCTGCACATAGGCATTGCCATGGAGCAGCAACTGGCTCGCCACCGTCTCCAGCAACGATTGCCCCGCCGAACACGCCTGCACCAGCGCCACCAACCCCGCATCGCCCGACAAAGGCGCCCCACCAATGCCATCGGCAATCAACCGCACCGCCCGATGCGCCACCGGGTTCTCCAGATACCCCCGCTTGACACTGGTCCCATATTCATAAGGCGCATGCCCCCCCGGCTCCCCAAAGAACCACGGCGAAGCATACCCCCGCGACAGCGGCACCCGGCCCCCACGACCCTTGAACGCACCGGCAAGCGACTGGAAAAAACGCATGGCAAATCACCCCTCGGCGGAGGCCGGACGCGCACGTCCGATCCCGGATCAGGAAAGAAAAAGGGAAAATGCGAGGGTCACGACCCTCGCGCTCCCATGACTGCATAAGGCGCACCCCGCCGCACCCTCGTGCCACAATGGCAACGGGGCAGGGATCACGTTCACGAGGCAGCACCTGCGGCGAAGCCGCAATAAAGCCTGCGGCACCTCAACCTCACACCACGCCGAGCGCAAGGCGCAACGAAGACACGTAAAGGGAGCGCGAGGGGTGTGCCCCTCGCATTTCACCCTTCAACTTGATCGCAAAACCGTCAAAACAACCGATGCACCCTCGGCACCGCCCCGGCCCGCCCCAACAACAGCTCGGTCAAAGCCCAAACGCAAGCATCCGCCCGATCCGGCGACCGCCCCGGTCCGGCATAGGCCTCGCCGACAACGAACCCGCAAAGCTCGTCTTCCAAAGCGCCAAACACGCCCGCATGCCGCACCCGCCCGGCCTCATACAAGGCAGCCACAGGCTCCGCCCGCGCCACCTTGCCAACCCGCGCATGCACCAACCGCACCGGCAGTCCGACCTCAGCCGCCCGCAAAACGCTCTCGACCATAGCCCCTCCCTGGTTGGCCTCAGCCACCACGCGATCCGCCGACCAGGCACAAGCCGCCTCGGCCACCGCCCGCGCCCACCGCTCGGGCGAGGGCCGCGCCACACTGGCATCCGCCAGCACCCGCGCCACCCCATCCTCGCCCAGCCCGACCACAACAATCCCGCAAGCATCGCCGCCGTCAGAGGCCGGCGGGTCCACCCCCACCACCACCCGCGCCATCGCCGGCACCGGCCCGCTCTCGCGGCACCCCTCCAACATCGCCCGCGTCCAAAGCGCCCCAGGCGTGTCCAGGATCAGCTCACCCTCCAACTCCTGCCGCACCAGCGACGTCCCGCCCAGCGCCCGCCGCATGTCGTCCAGAAACCGCAGAGGCAGGTGCACGGCGTTGTCTGCGCTGCCCCCCCGCGTCACCACCACGCCATCCTCGTCGATCACCCGCTTTAGCAACGCCACTGCCCGCGGCGTCGTCGTTGCCACCACCCGTGGCGCCTCGCCGAGCCGCATCCCCAGCAACAGGTTCGTCCACGCCGCCTCGGCCCGCCCGCCCGCGTGATCCCACTTGGCAATCTCGTCGCACCATGCATGGCTATGCTGCGGCCCGCGCAGTAATTCGGGTTCCCCCGCGCCATAGATCATCGCCTGCGCGCCATTGGCCCAGGTCAGCCGCCGCAACGAGGGCTCGAACCGTGGCCGCCCGGCCACCGGCCCCACGGACATCACGCCGCTCTCCCCCTCGACCATCACCGCCCGCACCTCGCCCAGCGAGGCGCCCACCAGCGCGATCCGCGCATCGGGATCGCGAAAGGCCACCCGCCGCACCCACTCGGCGCCAGCCCGCGTCTTGCCAAACCCGCGCCCTGCCATCACCAGCCACACGCGCCAATCGCCCATCGGCGGCAACTGCTCGGGCCGCGCCCAAACCTCCCAGTGGTGCTTCAACGCGCGCTGCTCTTGTTCGCTCAGCGCCGCCAACTCCGCTCCGCGCTCACTCGGCGCAACTTTCAGCAACATCGCCAACCGGGCATCAAGCTTCATTCTCACCCCCCAGCAACCGCTCACGCATCCGGTCCAGCTTGGCATTCAGCGAGGCCAACACCGCCTCGGCATCCTCGTTCTCGCGCACCGCCCGCCCCCGGGCGACACTCTCGCGATGCGCCGTCAGCAACCGCAGCGCCGTCGCATTATCGAACGCCCGCACCGATCGCTTGGCGCCGGGGGCCGGCTTGATCTCGCCACTGCGCAGCCGCGCCAACAGGTCCATTTCCAGGTTGTCATACCCTTCCATCAACGCCGCCTGCCACGCCGCGCGAAACCCCGCATCCACCCGCCGCAACTCATAGACTCGTGCATTCGCCACCTTGGCCTTGCGCGCGGCGGCACTCACGTTCGACGTTTCCGCCAGATGCGCCAGAAACACCCGCACCCACCGCGCCCGTGCCACCACGCCGGCACGCGCCGCCTTCGCGCGGGTCTGCCGCGCCGGAGTATCGCCCATGTCTGGCCTCTCGCTGAAGGAACACCCAAGCCAGCGCCGGATCGGTCTGTCACCGCCTCCTGAGTCGCTGTCTCCTCATGTTCCGTTTCTCTAACCAATCAGCGTGACGATGTCAATAACAAATCACCAAATAGGTTAATTCATCGCCCCCGCTTGCCCCCCCCGGCGCCACCCCCTAAACGTCCGCCCCAACGCCCAGGGGGGAACCAAGACGTTGCGCAAACTCTACCAGTGGATCATCGACCGCGCCGCCTCGCCCTATGCCGAGCTGTGGCTCGCCGGCCTCGCCTTCGCCGACGGCGGCCTGTTCCCGTTCCCGCCGCACCCGCTT